GGAATCCAGAGTAAGGACGGGAATTGCAGAAGTTGAGCCGTAAGTTCCAGCCGTTCCAAGTGCAGCCAAAGAAGGATTCGGATAAGTTCCAGTAAGATCTCCTCCAGCACTTCCGCTTGGCGTCCTGGCATCAGACAAACGCGCATCATCTCCATCGCAAGCTCTACCTGGCGTTACTCCAATCTGAATAATTCCTGCCTGAACTGTCGAGGCTATTGGCAGTTGCGAGTTAACAAGCAGTTGAGCTGTTGTTTTTAACGTAACTCCATCCTGAACGATCGGAAGGACGTCTGAAGCTCCTACCGTTAGTGCTGCTGGAAGACCTGAAATTGGTGTACTCATGTTAACCTGTGATTATGCGTTCGCTAAGTTCTGTATTAAGAAAATCCCCAAGTTCAGTCAGAATGCGGTCAGTCGTTACCGGAGGAGTTGAAGTGATTGTTTTCTTGTAATTAAACGTTTGCTCAGATCCAGACACTTGGATTCTGGCAAAGTTTTTATTAAAAGGCAAAGCAGGATTTACATTCCTTTTGCGAATGAATTTAGTAATCATCTTAATAGGTGTATACCATGTTCATCTTCTGCACTTGACCCTGCTGCCTCACGAGTACGTCAATTTGTTGCTGAATCGCAACCTCGGCAAGTTGATCACAAACATTAGCCTCTTCAGCGCGTCCTTCTGAGCGAAGAAAGTCTGCTGATGCTCCATTAATAAGGTAGTCACGAAACCTGTTTGGTATGGAAAGTCTAGTCCATGCAGACAACCCAAGCGATCCGGGATTACGAGGAGTAGCTCCTCCAGCAGGAACAAAATATGGCTCTTGTAGAGCTAGTCTCCAAAAGTCTCCAGACGATCCAAACGTAAAGTCCGTTGGGTTGTACGCGCCGTTGTTTTGATCCCAATCAAAATAGATCTGCGAGTTATACCGATAAGCTGTGGATGTTGAGTGCCCCTTGCCAGTCAACTCAAAAGACTTCAACCTATACCTGATATACTTTCTGTCAGAGTTATGAAAACGCAGGTAAGAAAACTCAGTGTAATTTGGTCCGCTGTATGTCTCCGCTGGAAAATTAATTAACAATGGAACCACATTGTCGTCTTCAACTAAAAAGTTTTCAAAGGTTGCTCGCGTGGTCGTTCTCTCGTCGTTGTTGTAAGCAGAGATCGCTTGCAAGCCATCATCCGGCAGTTGAATCATGAACTGCTTATTGTCCATGAATACTACCTTCATGGTGGTTAAGTCATTCACGCCTCTGTAGGTGTACTGAGGAATTGAATAGCTGTTGTCTATATCAATTACAATTGCAGATATGAACTGGCCAACTTCATCAGCCTGCGACTCGTAGGTAAAGTTGTATTGTTTTTCCGCAATGCTAGTCTTTGTTCCGTCCAGCTTGGATAGATACACTGGATTTAGAAACTTAACATACCCATTACCAATCGTGTTTTTAGCAAAGGCGTCGCCGGAGAAGTCTTCCAGATAAATCCGTGGAAAGTAGATGTCTAACTCAAGCCGCACCTTTGTGGTGGCGTAAGTTACAACCAAGTCCACTAAAGTTTCCGTGCAAAGCGGCGTTCCGTTTTCTAGCGTTAGCAACTCATCTGACAGTGTTATTGTCTTAATCGGGGTGCCAGGATGCGTGTCAAAGTAGCGATCAATATCTGGCCACTCTTCGCGATCCCAGATCGTGTTAATACGCTTGCTTGTGAAGTCACGAATAGCACCAAAGCTCTTATCGTTCAGCGTCGCACGATCGAGTCCAACAAGTTGGCAAACCCCGGATAAGATGCTGCTGAACGGAACGGTCTTCATTGATAAACGGTGCGAGAACGAACATTTGTCGGCGTCCAGCCAACATGAATTTCTTTGGTCCCTCCACTATTAACTCGGCACTCTGGATTGTCACGCAAAAACTCATCCATGAACGCTTTATCGTTCCAGCATTCATATCCGAGCTTCTGGCCCCAGAAGTGGTAAGCCGTAGGAGGTATGCGAGCAGTCAGTTGACCCAACCCCTCAATTGATTTATGCCGCTGCTTGTTGATCTTCTCGTTTTGCTTGGCCTGTACTTCCGCCTCAATGCGGTTCTTTTGCCAGCCTTTACGAAGCTCCTGCTCAAGCTGGGGCACTAAGTCAGTAGGAATTGTAATCATGGTAAAAATGGTGTTCTCACTCTCCGAACAGTCACACCACTCTCATTTGCGCCTTTAGGTATGGTGGCCCAAGGTCGGCAGGTGTCGCAAAAGTATCCCTGTCTCTCCAGAGTGTCACGCCTAGCGGGCTTCCGGCGTTCGATCCGTCCTAGTATACTGCGGGAGCGGGCACATACACCACTAAAGTAGGTGTCACTGATCAACAACTACTAGGAGGAGTAGTCGAATTTCCCAAGGCCGAGCGGGTTGCCAACAACCAAGCCTGCGACGGCTTCGATCAAGCGAGCAGGGCCACCACCGTAATCTGGCAGTGCAGTGACGTTAGCGACGTTGCCGCCGTAGCGAACCTCGATGAGGTTCATGTCAAGCACAAGACCTTTGTAAGGCGTCGGCGTCCAGCTTGTGCCGGACACAGTTCCAATGAACGTGGAAGGATGCAAGCGCACCGTCCCGAAGTCACCCTGGAACACGTCCAAGCTCTGGATGTAGGTGTCTGCGGCAGCGTCACGCTGGAAGGTCTGCACCTTCGTTGCGCCAGCACCAGTCACACTTGGAGTGGTCGTGGTCGTCAGTGCTGTGGTCCCGAGCAGGCCAGTAAAGGCACGCTTGAGGTCCGTTCCAACGATGGCGTCGAAACTGGTGTAGTGCCCAGTCTGGTCGAAGATCGACTTCAGAAGCCCCTGCACACCTGCGTCCGTCAACCCGCTGGATGCACCAGTGAGGATCGAGGTCAAAGGAGTACGGAAGATCGAAGGGATGTCTCCGGGAGTTGGGGTTCCAGTTCCGGCGTTGTTGATCCAGGTCTGCACACCAGCGGTGCGGTAGGCCTGAGTCGTGCCGTTGTCCTGCTGCGAGAGCTGGTTCGACGTGAACGTCGCTTCCATGTCACGCTTGATGCCAGTGATCCCCTTGCTGACGTTGTCAGCCAGTTCATCACGCACACCTGCGACATCAGCGATGTCCTGAGTGAGGCGGGACACGCGCACTGCACGGCGGAACACCTGTGCGTAGTTTGCAAGTTCAGCGCGGTAACCAACGACGTAGTTGTCGTAGCTGGAAACGTCCGTGCCGTCCACCACACCACCTACCTGGGGGGTAGGAAGCGAGTCAGACTGCCAGCGGAAGTACATATTTCCGGGCTTGCTGCCTTTGCGCGCCATCGACGTAAAAGGAGTGTCCTTTGCGTCAACGAGCGCAATCATGTCCATCAGATCTTCGCGTAGACCGCGACCGCTAAGTTGGGGTTCAGTAAGAATAGCCATAAGTAAGAATGAAAACTAAGTTTGATTGTTAAGGACTTACACAAGTCCCATTGCTTTAATCACGTCAGTCATCCCATCTCTTGAATTGTTTCGGATAAACGATTGTTTAGCCTTCTGAAGATCAGTCTGAGTAGTCCTTGCCGGCGCTGCCTTAATAGACGGCTGTACAGGGGCTCGCTTAATTGGTGCAGCAGACTTCTTTTGCGCCTTCTTCTCGCCATAGGCTTTAATCCCCATGACAAGCAGTCCAGCGACATGTTTCCAATCTGCTCTGCGCTTCTTTAGCTCTGGGAACTCACGCAGAATCTGTTGAGCAGTTTGATACTCCTCAGTTTCCGGCTTGCTCCACCAAGGAAAGTCTTTGACTACTTCGCCATCAACAAACGTCTGCTGATGCAGATATTCTGCGCGGGCGGGCAGTTCGATTTCCTTGCGCCTAATAGCCAGCCGTTTCATGCTGCGAACTTCCTGGTCGGTTAAATCCTTCTCAGTTCCGTCCGGCAGGGTAATTACTCCTCCATCTGGGTTTTCTTCGCACCACATAATGACTTCCAATGCTCTCTGGCGCTCTTCCTTCACTTGTTCAAGTGTGGACAAACGTTCGATGGCATCAGATACGTCCACCTGTCTTGCCGGAATTGAAGACTTTGCAGTCTCAAGTTCTCTTTGCAATTCAGACAAACGCGACTTTTGCGCTTCCAATTCAGCTTGGGCGGCCTTCTTCGCAGCAACTAACTTATTGATGCGCTTCTGGACGCCTTTACTCAAAGAACTTTCTTCAGCCTCTTCTTCGATGGGCTGATCGGCTTCCGCTTCAGCGTCAACTTCCGAGTCCACAATTGGCTCCTCAGTCTCTGCCTCGGGGTCTGCCTGCTCCTCTTTGGCGGGAGTCGCCTCCTTCTCGTCAAGGAAACCAGACTTGAGCAGGTCACTAAGACTTTGCTGGTCTAGCAAACCGAGTTTTTGTGCAACGGGTGTACTGCCTGCCTCCTGACTCCCGGCGTCAGGCTGTGATTGTGTTTCGTTCATGCTAGTAGGTAGCAAGTCCTTTATATAATCAAACCAGTAACGCTGGTTAGCCCGCTAGTGGCGTTATGCCAAATCTTCGTTTATTGTCAAGCCGTTTAATTCTCTAGCTTGTCTTCTTAATTCAATAAGTGTGCTCAAAGTCAAATTAATTCCGTCAGCTTGCCCTGCTGCATGTATCCTATCTTCTCCCTTGCAGTCTTTACTTATAGCAAGCATCCAGTGCTGTTCTTGTAGCTGCTCAATAACCTTGAGCACCTCACTCCAAATAAGACTTTTCCCTGAAAAGCCAAAGGCGTCCTTTTGATTTTCCGTCATTGTTGAGATACAGGAGTTACACCAATCCGGCCAATCTGCGCGTTTTGCTGTTGCATAACAGACATCTGAAGGCTCTTAACGTAGTTCTCAAAGAGTGCCTTGAAGTTCTCGTCTTGCTGTAGAGCTGCCTGCGCTTTCGGGTTGGACTGCAAGACCTGCTGCGTGTATTGCAGCTTAGTCTGCGCAGCCGGATCGTTCTCTTGGTAGAGCGCCTCGTTGCCGAGCAGCATCATACCAATGTCACTCTGTACGTCCTTGAACATCTGCATGCTGGCCTGCTGCTGATTGAGGATAAGCTCACTTGCCATCTCAGGCGCGATAGCTTGAATCATCATCTCAGTCAGCCGTGTCCTGTTAAGCACGCCGCCTGTATCCAACTGAGCGACCTTTGTGAGGAAGTCAATCTTCTGCGCGATGTACTCCTTATCCATGTCCATCACGTCAAAACGGACGTTAAGGTCAAATTCGTTGTGTATCTCAGACATGCTTTGCGGCAACTGTCCGCCAGTGACGCGCATGATCTCTTCTGGGCTCATATACTGGCAGCAGAGCGCAAACATCTGCCGGTAAATGCTGCGCCAGCTAAGCAGCCAACTATTGACCAGCAACTGCTGGAGCATCTGCGTCTTGGCCGGGGGAACCGCGGGATTGATCGTACCAAAGTAAGCAGCGTGATTTGCCTCAACGCGGTTGATCAAGTTAAACGCAACCGTAGGCTCGCGGGCCGGCGGCTCCATGAAGCTGTAGTCCGTTGGACTTACGACAGGGAGCTGTACTCCTGGGCCCACCTTGTTGATGGCACCAATTCGTTTGACGACTTTGATGGGAGGAAGAGTTGAGAAGGCAGTATGATCCCGGATGGAGTCGTGTTGCGCTTTAATCTCGTCTTGATCAGTGCTAGCCAGCTCGGGTATACCACGAGTATCAGTAATAGCGCGGCGCAACTGTTCACGACGAAATTCCACAAACGGGTATTCGCCATGAGCGTAATCAAGTCTTTGATGGATAGCCCACGATGCTGCATCTTCTTTTCGGTTTGAGGCTGCTTGCGGACAAAAAACGGTGTAGTAAATCGCGGGCGCTTTTCCGTCGAGACTCTTGGTATAAGCATAAACAACCTCCACCATGTTCATGTAGTTTACGCCGTTGTAAACCAACATGGTTGTCGTAGGCAGCAGGTTGATGTTGTAGAACGAGCTACTCTTGCCAATTTGCTGCAATGCACGCTCAACCCAGTCTGGATCCCAGCCTTCTGTGGTGATCTTTTCGCGCAACTCAACTTCAGACATCCACGTCCTGCGATAGATTACCCGTGATCGCTGCAAGTCAGCCGTCTCTGGCGGAACGATGATCTCATCCCAAGGCTTCAGCGCAACGATCTCGGGAAGATTGCGGCTGACGTATTCTTGGTCATACGTCGCTCTGCCAGTCGTCGCCATCTCGTTGACCATGCGCTTAGCTTCCGAGGCGTCCAAGTCAGGTATTGCAGCCTGAAGTATCGCAGCAGCTTGGTCTGGAGCGTCCAAGATCATCTGCGGCAACTCGGCCAACACCGATCCTTGTGCTTGTGCAGCCATCTGGAAAAGTTCTTCAGCGGTGATCTCTTGTGTACGCTTGCTAATACTCTGCTGCCAGCCTACAAAGAACGCGCTCCAGCCATACTGCAAGGCGTACTGCGCACCAAGCTCAGCCTCCTTGCGAAGCTCCTGCGGCATCTTAGAGTCGCGAATCCAGTGCAAAAGGTTTGTTGCAATGCCACTCATCGGCGCATCGTCAAGCGTCACCCCGGATGCTCTAATGGTTGCACGCTGAAAGGCTGTGACGAGCAGCGCGGAAAGCTCGTTGCAGGACGAGTCGATCAAGCGATTACGAACGTCGCTTGCACCTTCAAATGGCCAAGCTGGACTGCCATTTGGACGGGCTTCACTATGCTTTTTCCCGTCATCAGTTTGACCAGACCATCTAGCAAAACGGATGTTATCAAACTTCGTCACCAAGTTACCCTGCGACGAGTTAATCATCGAGCGATTGTACTCGCTCAATAGTTCGCCAATGTCAGGCGTATCTGAAGCAATAGCTAAAGGGTCAACTGGTGATATCATGTTAATAACTTCCTGTCATAGACATTCGTTTAGATTGTTTTTCCCAATCTAAACCGCCAAAGTATATCGGCTGCATAACAACCATATACCCTAAAGCGTCAATTGGATCTTTACTAGCACCTTTTTGCCCGTCTTGTCCAGTCCATTCCTTTAAACTATATATTAAGTTTTGGCAAGACTCGTGAACCATTAGTTTTGGGTGGTTTTCACCTTTTATCATTGGTTTTTCTCTATCCCATGACAAAAGATCATTAATTAATAGCACGCGCTCCTCAATTGGCAGGGCTGCTGAAGGCGTAAAGATAAGCGGATTGTCAGCCTGACTAAGTAAATCAAGCACAGTGACTCCACCGTCTTTAGTGATCGTCTCCGTGCCAGCGGTCCGAGGGTCAATCCAACGGTCTACGATCATCTCACGCTTGTCCCCGGCAGTCTCAAGGCTCCAGATAAGCTCAGTATACTCGTTCACCCCACGGCCTGCACCCGCCTTCTGTGCCGGGCCAGCTCGACCGTCAGGCTTATCACTTGGCAATGCCCATTCACCGTAGCTTTGATCGGGCCATTCTCGATAGACCCATAGTATACCGTGCTTATCTACCCTAGCCCAGAGCATAAACCAGTTCCGAGCGCCTGCTGGATCGACCGCCATGTAGTTGCTACCTTCTAGAATAACCTCTTCCGCGTCACCTTTCCACAGGTTATGGTCACCAAACATGGGAAACTCGGAGCCAGCCGTCTGATCGGCCCAACCATAAGCGCGGATCTTAATGTCGTGGCTAGAGCGGCCAGACAGCTCCTGTTTCATACGCTCCCAGTTGTTGTACGGGTTAAGCTCGGTGTGATACCAGATGCACGCATGTCTACCATACAAGTTCTCCGCTTGATAGGGCATCTCGCCTTTAGGGACCGTTAGAACATTGTTATTGGGTAATAATGGAGATTTGCGGGTAGCC